ATACTTTGCGGAAAGGTTCTCAGTTGATGCTGTAGTTTCTACCAAACCAGTTGGGCCTGATGTGCTAGCACTCTTGGTCTGACCTCCGAAGGCGTAGTCAGTACCGATCGAGGCTGCCCCGCCCTGTATAGGTGCATTCGCATCGAGGGCGGTATTCTTAATGTGGTTCACAGTAGGATCACCCATAGTTGGGGTGCCTACCGTTATGTTTTCTCGTTCTGGGTTCATTTGAATATGTTTTCTTTGTTTTCTGGTAACTTCCCCGCTCGTACCATCCCTGATGCCCTTGTGAGGCCTATAAGGGCGTCATAGGACATCTTTCTTCCTAGAATCTCTGCTTTGACGTGTTCCGCTGGCTGGGTCATATCGACTGTCGAGAGATCGAGTAGTGGATTGATGAACTCCAATACGAGCTCTTCGACCTGATACCAGTCTGGGTCTTGCAAAAATCTGGTAGGTACTTGCTTCATTAGATTCCCTGTGATTCCTCGGTCTCATCGCCGGCACAAGACGATTCTGCTTTCTTGCTTGCGGCGTTGTCATTTGCAGTGTTCCTTGTCTCGTCTTTGTAGATAGAGACCGCACCTTCTCGGCGTGCGTACTTCACCTGCCCGAAATGATTTGCAACATTGCCGTGGTCTGTGCTCGGGGTGACAATACGTCCTTCGCCAAGTGAGGCCATTTCGGCGTCAACAACGAAGTTCCCGATCTGCGGGAATGGCTTGTCGTTGCTGCCGTTCAAGTCTTGGTTATATTTCATGTTTTATTGATTAGTTGATAATGCTGGCTCTGGGGCCTGGGGACTTTTAGCTTGGGGCGGCCCTCCCTGGCCGGGTTGCCCCTGAGCAAGTGTCGGAAGTTGGCCGTTATTGGTCATCTGGGTGGCCTGCTGGTCTGCGAACTCAAGCTCTGCCGGGGAGATACCGAACTGCTCGGCTGCCTGGTTGAAGAGAAGCTTGAGTCTAGGGTCTTGGAGCACGGCCGGGTTCTGCAACAGACCGAAGAGGAACTGAATACCACCGATCATCTTGTTAGGGTCAAGAGCTTCGTTATCAATATTGAAATCAAATTCATACTCTGCGTCCTTATAGAAGGCTTCCTTAATTTTTAAGAACCTATTTCCACCGAGCTTCCTATAGGCCTTTATAGCGTCCTGCTTCACTAGCTCTTGGAACTCAAGGTCCACCCTCTGGCCGCTCAGGACTTTCTTCTTAATTACATCGTTCACATGCACTTCTGCCGCTGCCTCATCGAGCTTGTCGAGTTCCTGTGAAGAGCCCGTGAAGCGCATGATGTGCTCAGGGGTCAAATCTCTGAGCAACTGAGGCATTACAAGGTCGTTGAAGAACGAGCGAAGGAAGATAGATAGGTTCTGTCTCTTGAAGCCGTACACTGAGGTAGCTTGGGCGACGGCAATCTGCGTAGCGCCGAGCGGTGTTGAGGAAGGAGGGGTATCGCCTCTGATCGCCTCGTATGAGAAAGTAAGCTTTTCCACCTGCTGTCCGTAGCTTTCCTCCTCTTGTTCGAATGCAGGGAGGTTTCTTTCCTCGTTCGAGACCGGCTCGATACCGTTAGGGGAGAACACAATGTCTCCGTTTTCTAGGTCTGTAAGGACATTGCGTACAAGTTGCTTATCCTTTGTTTGAAATAGATGAAGCGTGGAAAGCTCCATTGAAAGGCGCTTCTGGTTCTTGAGCTCGTTTACGCGGGTCTGTACATCGAATAGGGTCTCAACGACACCCATACCAAGCCACCTGCCTTTGATCTTGGTGTAGTGAAAGTCCTTGAATGGGTATTCTCCCTTCCACTCAGACTTAAAGAGAACCACGCCCATTTCTCCTGTTACCTGCCCCTGAGCATTCCTCTGAAGGAAATCAGGCCCTGCAACAATGAACAAAGACCGCACCATTTTGGTCGAGCTGCCACCCTTGAGCCACATTTCCGGCACTTCGCCGTAACGCTTGTAGACCTTCACTTGAGGTGAAGACCGCATGACATTGAGGTTGCCCGAGTTATCCTCGAACGCCTGAGCCGCTTGAGTGTTGCCGAAGCGCGCAATAGCCACATCCACGTCCTTCCAACCTGTCTTTCTGAGCTCGTCGTCAGACATGTAATGCACCGTAGTGATGAAGCGAGAATCCTTAGCGTTATCAACAGACGGATCAAGCATTGTCCTTCTGAGGTCACAGACTCGTGCCCCATCCTTAGTCTTCTCCAAGAGCACCGATCCATATCGAGGCGCTTCCTCAGCGATTTGGTTGAGAACGCGACCCATTTCGGAGGTCTTGAGCCACATTCGCAGTTCTTTTTCGAGAAGATATGTCGGGAAATAGGACTCTGGGTTTGTGGGGATAAGCCTAATATCCTTTGTATCGACGTTGAGCATCTTTGTCGCCACTTCCACTGCCGGTGTCACAATATTAAAGAAAAGCTTTTCTCTACCAAGGTAAAACGCGCCATTCTCATAGCGGTTAGAGAGGTACAGGAAGATACGCTTTAATGTTTGGTACTGATTGAAGGCATACCCGGGAACAGGAGAAATAAAGTTATAGAGGAACTGGTCTGTCTCATAGCGTATCTGCGCGAAGATGGACGACGGAGGTAGTATCGGTTGCGAGTTCGGCTGTTGCGGATTCATTACCGCACATAGTATGTACACTGCATAAACGCAGTGGTCTATATGCCATCTATGGTAGAAATATGGCTAACTATATGATTATTCTACTGCTGGCAGTGCCACCATTTCTGAGCTGTTTAGTGAGTTCATCCATTACATACTGTTCGTAGGCACCAAATATCTCTGAGTTCACCATCTTTGCCCCACGCTCTAAGACCGGTCTCGTAAGCATATATATCTCACTACGCTGAATCCACCTGTCCATTGACCTATAACTAAGCCTGCGTGCGTGCTTTACGAATAGATAATCGCGCAGATCCCCATTGGAGTAGTCAAGGAGCTTGTAGCGCCTCCACAACTCCTTCCATGTGCCTTGTGGCAACAGATACTCCCTGCTGAAGCGAATATCAGGGTCTACAGTAAACAACTTTGATTGAGTAAGGTCGAGAATCATGTATAGGTGACATTACGAGCCCTGTTCTGGTTTATCCTCGTTTGGGTGAATATATCTGGTCTAATAGGGTCTTTTACACCCCACACCGACAGGGCCAATGACATCACTCTGTCGTCCGTCATGCCATCTGGAACAGTTACCTTTATCTTCCCTCGTTCGCTTAGTTCGTATCTAAAGGCCTCCAACTCGGCTACAAGACCCTCATCATCAGGTATCTTTATCTTGTCCTGTTCTAAAAGGAGTGCGAGATTGTTAAGCAGGTTCTGCCTCGATGTTTCAGTGAACTTAAAGCCCTCCTGATTCTCTCCGCCGATGCGCAGCCCCCTAGCTTTTAAGTCCTCCACAACAGGATCACCCACTCCTGTGGCATCGGGCCATACCAGAGCATCATTGTGCCTGCGGGCCATTGCCTCTATACGAGCTTTCTGTAGGTTCCAATCCACTTGGTTAAAGCGTTCCTGCGGGTATGCCACAAAGAGATTTAAGTTAAAAGGCGTAAGCACCGTCCAGTCCTGATACTTTGCAAGGTCTACACCAAGCTGATATTCCCCATCAGGTGTAAGCGGGGTGTCTTTGGGATAGGCATTCTGGCGTATTCTCCTGAAGTACTGCCCTGCTCCTTCAATAAAAGAACAAAGATATTCCTGTTCGTAGAGCGCCTGGGGGGTGTTGCGCCTTATTTCTGCAAGCTCGCTCTCTGCAAACACACCTGTTTCCTTCGTGCTCTTAATCGTTACGAACCATTCGACGGGATTGTCCCGTGCCATTTGTATGAGCTTCCAAGAGTGGTTCTTACCTTTGGGGGTAAAGATAAAGGTGGCGGTCCCATGGTTCTCTCTCAATACAGGCTGAATGATGGCCGTCCATATCTGTTCAGGCATCTCAGAGTACTCATCAAACACCACATCTATCGGGTTAATACCTCTATGTTTGTCTACATCCTCACACCCAGCAAAGCGCTGTATAGAGCCATTTTTATAGTAAACCGCTAGCTCTGAATCGTTAATCTTATCTATAACCTCAAGTGGGATATGCTCTTTAATGAGAGCGTCCCATATAACCGACTTGGCTTGCCTATAGGTAGGAAGAAAGTAGTAGTAAACTCCCTTTTTATAGAGCGCCCGGCTAATCTGTTGGTTCAGTGCCGTCTTTGACTTCCCCGCCCGACGATGAATTACCGCTATCTTGAACCTCTGTGGAGCTTGTAGTATCTCCAGTTGGTATGGGCGCGGTTTGAAGCGGTATGGTATCTCCAAGCTGTCCATAATTTACGAGGTTATATTTGATAGGTTCTCCGTCTTCGCCTGTATGTTCATTCAGGCGTGGCAATACTGCTCCCGCAAGTTTTAAGAGGAGCTGTTTTCTAAAGTTCTCATCATCTCCATTAAGACCGGCAATAATCTGCTCAAGAGCCAAGCTCCGAACATTTGCCGCCAAAAGTTTATTGTTCTTAGTTACACCAGCCATTACGAATCATTTTCGATTTATGGCTTAATAACTACGTAGATAAACTACGGAAGTCAATCTATTTTCGTATATCTGGGAAGTAAAAAGACCTGCAAATAGCGCAGATCGCCTGTGATTCCTCCCTCTTTATGAACTTTCCACTTCCCATGCATTTTTCACTAGCGCAGATATGTATTTGTAGGTGTTTGGGATGGATGTGAAAGCTCCTGATATACCACCTATAGTCGTAATGTATTATTTCTTCCATATTATTTATCCTCTTCTAGACGGGAGGAGAGGATGTGGGTAGATAAAGCGGCAAGTTGTTTATCTAATGAAGCGCTTTGTCCTCCTAGTGCCGAAATAATGCTCATTGCCCCGCTACTATATGCTTCCCTTCTTGTCTTAGAGAGCAACGACCTTATGTAGCTCTTTATTTCCTCGTGTGCGCGGCAACTCGTCGTCCATCCATCAAAGATTTCGTATTCTTCCATGCAGCCAAGTTGGTACTTCCCATCAAACTCCTTCTCCCAATCTTCTGTCTGTAGCTCCCGAGAACGTAAGTCGTGGAGTGCTTCGTCTGTCTTTTGTTGCTCTATCATAGCTTTCCTTCCGTTATCAGCGCGCATTTGCATGTAGTTT